TTTTCTGAATACCTGCCGCCAATGTATCCTTATCAGGCTCAAGGCGGCGCTCAAGAGGTTAAGCAGACTGATTTTGACGGGCGTGTTGACGTTATTCCTGTCTCAGATCCTAACATTTTCAGCCAGTCTCAAAGAATCACAATGGCTCAAGAGCTTATGCAGCTCGTGCAGTCGAACCCGGAGATTCATGGGCCAAAAGGGATTTATGAAGCTTACCGCAGGATGTATTCTGCGCTAGGGATTGATAATGTTGACAGTCTTCTGCAGCCGCCACCGCCACCGCCCCCACCTCCTGCTCCGATTGATGCAGGGATTGAGAACAGCGGTTTTATGATGGCGCAGCCTCAGCAGGCTTTTGAGCCGCAAAATCATCAGGCTCACGTTGATACTCATAGGTCTTTGTTCTTGGCTGAAGTTGTGAAAACCAACCCGCAGTTGCAGGCTTTGGTCATTGCGCACAGTATGCAGCACTTGCAATTCATGTCTACCCAGATGGCAAAGGAACAAATGCCACCACAGATACAGCAGCAGGTTCAGCAGCTTGAGCAGCAAATGACGCAAGTGCCTCCAGAGCAACAACCCCAAGTGGTTAGCCAGATTCAAATGATTACTGAGAGCTTTTCGTCGCCAATTATGGCTAAGTTGGCGCAAGACTTTTTGGTATCAATCGGGCAGGGTAATGAAGAAGATCCTCTCGTTCAGATCCGACAAAAAGAGTTGGATCTAAGAGAGCAAGAATTGACTGCCGATCAAAGCCAGTTTGAAGATAAGCAATCTCAGCGTGGCGAAGAAAAGTTGCTTGAATCTCAGATAGACAAGCAACGGATCGGCATTCAAAAAGAAGTGGCTGACGACAAGCTTGATATGGCGTCTCAAAGGCTTGAGCAGCAGGCCGAGTTGAAAATGCTTGAATTACAAGCTAAATTTGGAGGTATGCGATGACAACCAGTTATATTCTTGAGCAGCAAGAAGAGCTTAAAAAGAACAAGGCCATGATGCGAGCTGCAGAAAGAGCAGAGTTTCAGATGCTTGCAGAAAAGAAAAATCTTCAGCAGTCGGCGGACGAGGCAAGGCTTGAGGCCAAGTTAGCAAGGATTGAGCGGGGCGGCGCAGAGCCGGTTTCTGTCTCGATTGAAGCGCCGAGTCCTGTTGCTTCAAAGACAGTTGAGCCGAAGCCAAAAGCAAAAGTTTCTTTTAAGAAGAAGTTGGTAGGAGAGGAGAAAGGCGATGCCTCTGAAGAAGGGTAGCGGTCAAAAAACCATTAGCAGGAATATCAGTATGCTTAGGAAAGAAGGTAAGCCAAAAGATCAAGCTGTCGCTATTGCGATGAAAACGTCAAAAGGCATGAAGGACGGCGGCTCAGTCTCAAATGGCCAGGTGAAAGTTAAGGTTAAGAAGATGCGCACCAGAGGAACTGGCGCTGCAACTAAGGGCCTAGATTATTACGAGCGCGTATGAGAGACGATGTTGACCTAGCCTCATCTTTAAAGCGAATGGTAGGTGATCGAAGAAGTTTGATCGTTGAAACATTGTGCGAAGGTTTGCTTAAAGATATGGAACATTATAAAAGTTTGCAAGGCGAGCTAACTGCGTTAAACTTGGTGGAACAACACATCCAAGATTTTTACGCAAAAGGAGAGCGCTAGTGACAAAACCGTCGATTGAATCGGCTTTTATTCAGAAGGAGGATCTGGTTTTAGATCCGTCATTGCTGAGTAAAAGCGTGCTGGAGAGGATGCCTACGCCGTCTGGTTGGCGAATGCTTGTTATCCCTTATATCGGGAAACGAACAAGCAAGGGTGGTATTCACTTAACCAAAGATACTGTGGACCGAGAATCACTTGCGACGGTCGTTGCTTATGTCGTGAAAAAAGGTCTTCTGTGTTACTCAGATAAAGAAAAGTACGGCAAAACCCCATGGTGCGAAGAAGGCAATTGGGTGTTAATTGGCCGGTATGCAGGCGCTCGTTTTAAGCTTGAAGATGGAGACGAGGTGCGCATAATCAATGACGATGAAGTCATTGGAACTATTTTAAACCCCGATGACATAGTGAGTAGCTGGCGATGACAGTAGAAAATTCAAATGCGGTAGAAGAAGAAATCGAGGTTCAGATCGTTGAAGATCCGCCAGAAGGTCAGGCTGTAAGCAACGATGACGAGCTTGAGCGTTACACCAAATCGGTTAGCAAGCGGATCAATAAGCTTAACCAAAAGACCAAGCAGGCTGAGGATCGTGCTCAGTATCTTGAGTCTGTTGCTTTGCAAAAAGATCAGGAACTTGATGCGTACAAAAAGCATTCTGTTGTTCAGCAGACTACTGTGTTGCAGAAAGAGCAAGAAGCTCTTTCCTCGAAAGAAAGCCAAATCGATGACATCTATCGGAAAGCGATTCGATCGGGTGACGCTGATCTGATTTCAAAGGCGGATACGTTAAAGACCGATATCGCCATCCAGAAAGAGAAGCTTCGAGTTGCGCAATCTAGGCAGTCGCAATACGTTACTCAACAAGATTCGCAGCAAGAAAACTATCAGGCATACCAGCCTCAGCCTCAGCAGCAGGTGCAAGAAGAGGTTAAACCTACGAGCGAAGCTTTAGGCTGGCATGATCAAAACAAATGGTATGGCGATTCTGAGAACGAAGAAAACCTTCAGGCGACTCAGTTTGCGTACTTCACTCATTTCAATCTCATTAACGAGGGGTTTGAACCAGACTCCGAAGAGTATTACAATGAATTGGACACAAGAGTTTTTCGGATCTACCCGACTTTACAGGGTGACTCGATAGCCGAAAAAAAGGAAGATAGACCCGCTGTGCAAAGAGTCGCTTCCGCCAGTTCTGCTGGACGGCAACAAACACAGGGCAGCAAGCGTGGTGTTAAGTTCACTCAATCTGAACTTCAGCGCCTCCGTGGTTTGAAGCCGCACAATATGTCCGAGGAAGCTTGGCTTAAACGTGTAGCGTCAGAAAAGCAAAAAATTGCTCAAAGGGAGGCAAGATAATGACAGATTCAGCTAATAAGACCCGCGCTTCGCGTGATTCCGAGACGCACGATAAACAGGCTCGACGACGACCGTGGCGACCAGTTCGCAAGCTCGAAACTCCCCCGGCACCTCCCGGTTACACCTATCGGTGGATCAGGGAATCAATGCTAGGACAAGAGGATCGAGCAAACGTAAGCAGACGGATAAGGGAAGGTTGGGAGCTTGTAAAAGCATCTGATCTTCCTCCAGAGTGGGAACTTCCCACGATGGATGCCGGAAAGCACGCTGGCGTCATATACAACGAAGGATTATTGTTGGCGAAAATACCTGACGAAACTATTGATGAACGCAACGCATATTATAATGCGAAAAATCAAGCGGCCACTGACGCATTGGATAACACAATGTTCAATGAGACTCGCAGCGATCAGCGTTACGTTAAGTATGACCCTCAGCGAGACTCCCAAGTAACATTTGGTAGACGCTAAGTCTCAAGGAGATAAAAATGGCTAATAAAGATGCCGCTTTTGGAATGAAACCTGTTCGGATGATCGGCGGAGCACCTTATACTGGTGGTCAAAGTCGCTATCGCATTGCTGCGAATTATGATACGAGCATTTTTCAAGGTGACATGGTTACTCAGGTAACCGGTGGGCACATTGCCCTTCATGCTGACGGGGGCGTAGTGCCCGTTGTTGGTGTATTTAATGGTTGTCAGTACACAGACCCCACCTCTGGTGAGCAAGTGTATAGCAATTACTATCCGGCAAGCACTAACGCTTCGGACCTTATCGCTTTTATTATCGATGACCCAATGGTGGTCTTTGAAATTCAGGCGGCTATAGCCTTCCCGATTGCTGATTTGTTTGGTAACTTTGATATCGTTTACACGACGGCAGGCTCTACCCTATCTGGTGTTTCTGGGGCTGAACTGCAAGTAACTGACGGCGGAACAGCTTTGACGCTGCCAGTAAAGGCGATTGATATTTCTGAAGATCCGACAAATTCAGATGTAGCGTCAGCACATACCAATGTGCTTGTCGTAATCGAAAACCATGTATTCGGCATTAAAGGCGCTGGGTTAGCATAAGGAGAGTAACAAATGGCTATTTCAAGAGCACAACTAGCTAAAGAGCTAGAACCCGGCTTGAACTCTTTGTTCGGCATGAGCTATGACTCCTACGATCGAGAGTACGAAGACATCTTCGCAATTGAAGATTCTCAGCGTGCCTTCGAGGAAGAAGTCCTCAT